TTCATAATCAAGTATTAGTAATATCAGTTGAAAACCCATAATCATCAACGGGGGTAGCTGTTATAGGATCAGGTGTGGTAGTAGAAATTGATGCCGCACTATTATCAGAACCGGATACAGTTGAAGTGATTTCTCGTACAATTGGAATTTCTTTATCATTACCATATAAAAAACCTTTCATCGTAAAAGATATAGTCCAAGTAATTGACCTTTTCGTAAAGAAATCACCATCATAATCATCTTCTAATGATACCATATTTAATACCAATGGAGTATTTCTAAGTAAAGAATTACTAGATAATTCCTTTATAGGTATAGAAAATGATGGAGTGAAATATGGTAATATTTGTTCTAATATTTGTGTACCGTCATCTGCATTCTTTACCATTATAAATAAATCAAATTCAATATCATATGGAACTGGATTATATACAAATTTCTTTGATGTAGATGTTATACTATGGTTATGTCCACCGAGTTTAGATAATTTACGTTCTGAATCATATTGTAACGTAGTTATTTCAAATGCAATTCTAGGTAATTCTATAGTTTTATCATTACCATGAATTAATGCCAAAAATTTCTCACTAGGACCATATGCCAACGGCACTTTAATACTTTTTTGTATAGTATTATCAGAATTACGTCTTACTATTATTATATCATTAAAAATAGAACCAAATGCAATTACATAATTTCGTATTATACTATTATATTGTTCATCATTACCTAACATATTATATCCTATTAATAAGTCTCACTAAATGGATTTTTTACTGAAAAATCTATAACTTCATCAGCTTTACCATCAACACTAAAATTGTCATTATCAGCTGTCACGCTTGTTTCATTGAATATATATTCATGTGTTGCACCTAACATATATATAGAACCAGAAGTATCACCTTTCACGTTATTATTTTGAATAAAATTACCATTTAAATCTTCTAATTTCAATACCTTAGTACCATTATTCCATGATATAACCTTACCCGATGCTGTTAATGTATCAAAATCAACACCTTGATATACTATTTCATCTATAATAAAATCACCAGAACCAGAACCTAATGTAAAATCAACTGTTACTATATTGAGATTAACATTAACATTATCATCAATAAAGTCTAATCCGGTATCAACAACTTCATGTGAAAAATCAAATAATTCTGTAGTTATTTTATATATATATTGTTTTCCTAATTGAAAAAATGGAACATCATCTTCAATAAATGTTATTGAAAACATTTTATCAGCTAATGGGAAATATAATAAATCTCCAGGTAATGGTTGATCCATTCCAGTTTCATCTTGAAATCTTTCAATAGATACATGTGTTATTAATTGATCTTTGATTTCTAAACCAAATTTAGACAAAAAATCACCTTCACCCGCCCAACCATTTGCAGTTTCTATATACATCTCAATTAAAAATGAATCACGAAATTCAACTAATGTACGTTCATTAAAAATAGTATCTTCATTCACACTATCTCTTTTTATATAATAAAAATTCGCACCATGTATTTGAATAACTTCTGCAACTACATCAGATACTAAATTCTGTTCATGGACAATATCTACTTGATTAAATATAGGATTAACTGCCATATCTTATCCAACCATGAAATCGCAAGGCAATTCGTATTTTAACGACATTTCTTCTTGTAATTTATTAATCATTTCTGTGGATTCTGAAATTAATCTCGCACCACTTAACATGACACCACCTACCATTTCAACACCTTCATATTTAGATACATTTTCACCCCATTGTCGTTTTATCAATGCAGTTGCGTATTCTTTCAGCCATCTATCATTCCATACATCTGTATAAGTATCAGGGTTTAAGATTTTCATAACTTCAATAATTATAATATCACCTATAGCTAATTTATTCCAATCCATATCTAATGATAATTTATTTAAATGTCTATTATATCTAATAGCTATGTTATTAGTAGTATGTAATAAATCATTAATCATAGATATGTGTGATTGTGCCATTTGATATGATACTAAATCCAATTGATTTAAATGATAAACATCATTCAATCTCATTTGATATTCTATACTAAACATATTATTAGAATGCAATTGTGTTAATGGTATAACTCGTTTAACACCTATAATTGTATCATTAATTGGTATATATCTATTAGTGAAGTCGTCTTCAACTAAAATATGTTTCATAAAAACTTTCTCAACGGCATCATAATGATAATCACGATAGTATTCAAATGCATCATCCACACGATCTTCTATTTGATCGGTAGATACATTAATTGTGATCACACCTTTCCCAAGTTTACGTAAACAATATTCCTTAAAATCTTCTCTATTTAATAATGTGGGCATTATAGTAATCCTTTATTATTTTCCATTTATTCTATATTTATAATAATTCTTAAACACTAACTAAAAATACCAGGAGGTGACATAGATATTACCTCATATGAACCATAAACTTCATCAGTCGGAACTGTTGATATTATTAATTTTATTGGTGTGGTGCTAGACGATAAAGTAATACTTCTAGCAATTAATTCCGCACTGATGGCGTTGTTTGGATCATCATCCACATCATTACAAGTTAAAGTTAATGTAGCGCCATTACGAACCCATGTAAATCTACACCTCTTTAATGCTGAATACACACCATATGTATATGGATGAAATGCCCTCCATAAATCCGGTCCATACCCAGAGTAATCGGTAAACTCGACATACCATTGAATACCATTTCCACTAAGAGTATTATTATTTGCAGAAATCGCCCAAGATGATGGTATATCACCCACCGAATTAAAAGTAGTGAGTCCTAATGTTATTTGTCCGTAGTTCTGTGGTTTATTGCCAGCAATTACTATTGAACCAGAATCCCCATCATTAATAAAATCAGACATATATAGATTCAACCCATTATAAAAATTAGTAGATGTTGTCTGACTTGTTGGAGAAAAAACAATATATTCTATCGCAAAACTCAAACTAAAATTACTTATTGCATCAGCTACATTTGTTCCATCTGTCGATCTGAATGTCATACTAAATGAACCCGCATTTGCAGTATCTGTTGATGGGGTGAATGTATACACATTATCTACTGATGTCATTGTTGCAACAGTTCCCGTGTCGCCTATAACAGAATATGTTACTAACGCTCCTTCAGGATCTACTGCTACCGGTGTAACAACTATGGGTGTTCCATCTTTGGCAAATGAATATGACGCATCTGGTGTTGATGTGAATGTCGGTGTTTGATTAATCAATGCTACACGATACCATCCTGTTATATTTTCATCATATATGTAGAGTGATGTATTAGATTCAACATATGCTTGGTCACCAGTAGAACCCGTTGTTGGTAAATCGAGTGGTGTTAGATATACAGATAATCCACCTGATGTTGTTCCTGATGTAGATGCTAATGCTGTAGGTTTAGTCAGTCTTGCTCTTATAGTTGCATTGGCGCCGGTGTTATTAATTAGAGTTGTAGTCGTAGAGTCTGTGAACTGCACACCCCAATCATCGAATGATTCTAGTTGCCAGTATGCCGGTGACGCTGGTATATCAACTGCTCCGTATTGCACATCTACACGCAAGTCCCAATATAGCGGAACCCATGATGTGCCAGTTATTTTCAAGTCGGGATATGGGATTGAAATATCACCAGAATAAGTCATTATCCAAGTTTCATCAATTATTGTTGGAATAGAGCCGGGAAGTACTCCCTCACGAACAATGCCCAACAATACCCAAGTCGCTCTGCCATCAATCGACCCATACAACTTCGTTTCCTTTGTTGTCCTTCCGGTATTATTGCCCTCCGAACCAAATATAAAATCCCCACCGACAACAAACCCCAATGGATCGTCAGCGTGTATGACGATGTGGGCATCATCTTCTGAAGTTCCGTCATAATCCCAAACAAATTCAAATGGGTGATTTGGGTCACTATGATTGGTCATTTGATAATTGGTTAAGGGAGTATCTATCAAGACACCTAACCCCTCTGATCCTAACCAAGCAGAATGATATTTATCTATAATTACGGTATATCCACTTGCACCAGCAGATGTAAATATATTAGTCCAAGAATCAGGTAAAAACGTTTCATCCGTTGGTTGAACATATTTCTCTATATAAACCGAACGCAGTTCTTCCGTATCATCAGCGTGTGTTAATGCTAATGTAGCACCAGATACAACCGATAACGACTCATCATATTCTGTTCTAGTAGAATCATGGTTGTCCCAAATAACTCCAGCCGTATATGTTCCACCACCTGAACCGGAAACAGGTTGAACGCCAGAACCGGAAACAACTTCTACCCATTGAGCAGAGTCACTATCAACATAATGGATATACATTCGCATGGTTGTGGAATCTACCCACAAATCACCATCACTAGGAGTCGCCGGTGGGGTTTCTGAAATCTCAACTGAGGATGATCCTGGTATATTACTTATTGCTGTCGTTATATTAGTATCAACTTGACCCTTTAAATAATAATGACCATCATGACTATGTGTAGTATCTGACTTGGTTAATAATTTAGTATCTACTTGTGCAGAAGTGTCATATGCACTTAAATCAACTGATACATTACTTATTTCAGTATCTACTTCTGTCTTGGTATATGTTGTAGATTGATTAGCTTTAGTGCCAACCAATGCAGTCATTGTGGTAACATGGTTTGCATCATCACCCAATGCTGCTGCTAATTCATTTAATGTGTTTAATGTCTCTGGTGCTGAATCTACAATAGCGGAGATATTAGTATCTACTTGAGATTTAGTATATGTATCAGATTTATCAGCCTTCAATAAATCTGCAGCAGTTCTATCGGTTACTTCTGTCGCAAGGTTGGTAGTTATTACTGCATCTAAATTATCGACTTCTGTCTTGGTATACGCATCTATTGGAACAGAATTGACCCATTTAGAAGAACTGACATCATATGATAAAACATTTCCAGCAGCAAGACTTGATATATCAGTATCATCTAATCCATCTATGGTATATGTGACAGGTGTTTGGGTAACCCCACCAACTTTTGCAGTTTGAATTAATTTACCGCTAGCACTTGCAGTTAAACTTATTTCGTTACCACCAGTACCAATTTTAATAGATGGCATTTTAATACCATCTGCATCCGCCGATATACTTTGAGTGCCCAAATGTATTGTGCTACCAGACATATAAAGGTCACGTATCTT